TTTACGAATAAGACCCTGCTCGTCCAGCGATGCCAAAAGCGGGTTGTGGTGCAATACCTCATCCGCAATAGCGTCCGACTGATCAAACAAGGTAGCTACGATTGCTTCCTCTAAGTTTGCCATTTTAGTTATCCTTTATACGTTTGGGATAACCGCCTGGCCTTTAGAGCCTATTCGCCGCCCATGCGACGTTGCAGGTTATCCCGTAATGTTTTTGTGACTATCCTGGGAGAACCGCCACCTGCGGAGCCAGATATTGACTTTGCAGCTTGCTTCGCCTTTTGAACTGCTGCTTGCTGCTGCTCGATTGCCGGCTTTGCGGTCATTTTTTGAACAAGACCGGAAAAAGTCGGATTGCCGTTAACTACATAGCTGTATGCAGTCTCTAGTACCTGCTCAGGGGAGGTATACCGCCCTGTGGCATTAAGAGCCTGAACAACTGGAGCCATTTCAGCCTCTAACTGCGATGCTGTTTCTGGATCCCTGAATAACGGCTTGTTACTCATAAACGAGTTTACAACCTGTTGATTGTAGTACTCAATAGCCTTTTTTTGCTGCTCTGACTGAATGGACTGGTAGCGCTCCTCTGCAATGCGTTCTGCTTCCTCTCTAGTAAGGTATTGCGGTGCTTGTTGCTGTTGGGGCTGATAATTGTATAGATCCTCTGGTCGCACCCCATAAGAATCAAGCCAGTCTAGGGCTGTAGCTACTGGGTCATTTTGCATAGCCTTGTCCCAAGCCACCGCTCGTTTAGTAACATCAGCTATGGATATGCCATCCCTGGCGTACTCATCCTCGTATTGCTTGATTGTCTCGTATAAGCCAGCAGTCTGCTTTTTTAACTGTTCAACCTCTTGCATTTTACGGCTATAATCGGAGCGAGTCTCGTATGCCCTACGGTTTAGATAGGATTGCAAAATATGAGCATTAGCCGGAGTTGGATTAAGAAAAGCATCTTTTTCTGCGGCATTCATATCCGCAGGAGGCGCGAGCAAGGGCTTTTGTTGCTCAACAACTGGCTCAGTTGTAATGGGAGAAGGATCGGCTTCTTCTGCTGTTTCTTGAGCGGGCTCCTTAGTTTCCTGCTCTTCCTTAACCTCTTTCAACTGTTGTTTTAGAGTTTCTCTAATAGAAAGTGATGCTGGTTCACGCTCTACGGTAACTTCGGTATCGGATGTGTTTAGGGTGTCGTTATCTTCCATTTCTATACCTATCAACAAGTTTACTCTTCATTTCGCTGATTAGCCTACGTTCGGATGCGCCAGATTCTCGATCTGGGATGTACCCTTTGTCGTAAGCATCACCAACCTCAACAGCTCCAGCAGCGCGATACGCAGCTCGTAGCTTTGATTTACTGGTATAGACTTCCTTTGGATTTAGCGGATTGCGCGTTGGCTCCATCTCGTCTTGTATAAACAGGTCACGAGCATTGGATTGTGCACGACGCTGCACTTCCTCCACAGGAACAACTTTGTCTTTAACTGGGCAGTATTGGAACAACTTATATTTTTGGCTCATTAGTCATCCATTAGCATAAACAACATTAAAAATCTTACTTGTTTTGCTTTTTCTTCTGCTTTTAAGTTCTTTTGTTCTAATACTTCTTCTGCTGCTCTTTTTGCTGCAAGCGCCTCTTCTCGTCTCCCAGCTAGGATTTGAGCAGCTAAATACTCTTCTAGTAACTCTTCTTCGGTCTTACGTTTACGCCGTTTTCTTAATCCTCTATTAAGAATATCAGATGTATCGACTTGCGTCTTGGCTTGAATAAAGCCGTTGGGCAAGCCGTACATCAAATGTAAATAGTTTTGAAAGCCTCCATTAGTCACTATTTATACCAATAATTGGCTCTGCTGTTGGGTCAGTTGTAACAGTTCTTGTGCCTAAAACGGTTGTATCATCGCTCTTTGTTACCGTTAGTGTTGTGCCAGATACCTGAGTATTGTGCACTCCCTGGGCTATCATACCATAAAGTGACTTAACACTTAATGCATCTCCATCGCTAGAGGCTTCTACATTAGACGTAGCACGACGAAGGACAATATCGGCTATCCGTACAATATCTGCTTCAGTAAGAACTTGATTGCCTAGTATATAGCCAGCTTCTCCTGCGCTGTAGCTTCCTGGTAGTGCGGTGCTCCAAGGATCTCCGGCTGATGCAGCGGAGTTTAGTTTATTGCCCATTGTACCAGCATCATTGTACTCAGCAGATAAGGCTTGCCATACAGCAGCCGCAAGGCTTTGCGGAGAAAGCTCAGTAAATGGTGTAATATGACCTTCTAGGTTTCCAGTAGCTCTAGGAGTTGCGGCTGCACTAAACTGAATAAAGGTATTAGCAACAGCATCGATAATAGCGCCTAGCGTTGCGTTATTAACGGTAAAGCTAAAACTAGTGTTACCTATAGCGTTAGCCGCAATAAGGGCAGTACCAGTGAGCGTAAAAGTAATTGAAGTGCTGCCAACCGCAGAAACTATAAGTTCTAGCAGCGCATCACTTACTGTTACTGTTACGGTTGTAGCAGCAGAAAGATTGCGTCCAGCCGCAAGAGTTAAATCCCCTGGCGTAAAACGAAATACACAGTTAGTAAAAGACGACATGGCACCTGCCTTAAATGGCAAGCACCAAGACGAAGGCGCAAGATGACCATAAGGTATTCCAGCGGTTTTATCTGAAATGCCTTCACCGCAGGTTGTGTTCCTGAGTTCTGTTCTGCCCCACATTTGCCGCAAATTTCCAGGGGAGCCACCGATGTAGCGTATTGGATTTTGAGACAGAAATGAGGAATTAAATCTTAGCCCCATGCAAAGTCTACTGACCCGTAAAAGCTAGTCGAAGCTGCTGTAGCTGCTCCAGCAAAATACAGCCAAACCAGACAAGCCCCATCCATAATTCTTGGCATAGAAGGAAGCTGATTTACCAGGTCACGCTCTGCCGCAACACCAGCCGTAGTTAGTGGCAAGGTAAGAAGTGGACGACCTAAGCAAAGAGCGCCAGTGCCAGTATTAGCTGCGGAGAAAGTTACAGACGCTACGTTTTGCACGCCGGAGTCTCCGTTAGCTAGTGGCAAAAATGGGCCGTAGTTATTAGCTGCTGTACCTGAATGAGATATGTGACCAACGATAGCAGATGCAGTCATTGATACAGTTACAGGCAGTGCATTTCCACCAGTACCGCCTTGGTCTGTGTATGACAAAGATATGTTTTGAGCTGTAGCACCAGCAGCAGCAGTCTGAACCCAAAAAAGTCTACAACCAGCGCCGTTTGCATAACGAAGCGTAGGAGTTCCGGTTAATGTTTGTGGAGACGTAGTGTTGTTACTGATACCAGGCCAATAACCTTGCAAGTCTATTAGCATAAGCTGAGATGGTACTGCTGTCGCTACAACGCTTATGGCCGACACGTTAATACCATGCTTGGTATCAGGACTTACGTTACCGCCATGACGCAGTCCAAATATCTGCGTTCCGTTTCCGGCAGTTTCGTTACAAGTAGTCCAAGCAAGTGACGTACCAGCAAAAGCATTGGCGACTGGAAAGCCTCCTAATCCGCTAAAGTCATACCAACGACCTGCTGTGTAGGCAGATGCACCAGTAATCTTATTGAAGTCCGTACGCAGCGTTTTGCCGTTAGTAGTTATCTCGTTTATTAAGTCATCTATTGAGTTAAAGCCCATAATTTATCCCCATACAAAAGTAAATTCACCTAATACTGGCGCTGCTGCACTTTGAACAAAATCGTAAGAGTAAACAGTCAATCCTGCTCCTACAGGAATTTTTGGCATTTTAATACTTGTTTCAGTAATAAATATTTTTTCAGAAACCACATTAGGGAATACTGGTAGCACCGCTAAAGGCTTTACTAAAGCTATGTAAGCTAATCCACCAATGCCTTCATTAAGTTGAATACTTATAATGTTTCTAATTCCAGTATCGCCAGGTGCAAGGCTAACAAAAAAAGAACGAGCATTTGCTGATACAGAGGTACTAGCAGAAGCTAAACTGTGCGATATAGTTTCGTTAATTAGTGCTGTCGAAATGGTTGAGGTATTGCCGTCTTGATTTGTGTAAACAATAGTTGCGTCGGTATTTGCTGCATTAGTTGATAATGAAGCAAAAATTGCCATTAGCACTCCTTCCCCATCGGTGTAGCGAGGTAGAGTCAAAGTATTATCCATCTCTTGCAAATCAGTAGAATCGCAATCTACAACAGGATAAAAACCTAAAGTATCAACCAGCATAAAACTACTACCAGAACCAGCGGTAGTTTTTGAATGTCTCATGTTCCAAGAAAGTAAATACTTTTGTTGCTCTGACAATGGATTAGGGCCAGTAAAAATATACTTGTTGTTTGTATTTACTACAGGGGTAAATGTTAAAGGACTTGCAGCATAAGAGTTGTAAAGCGGAGTTCCAGAGGCCCAAGATAAATCAGTAAAAGCTCCTGCCGCTGTCGTTGACGCCGCCTTATAATAGTGCTGTGACCAGACCTGGCCGTTATCAATGGCAGTAGTAACGTCTGCTATGCTACTGAAGCCCATCGAAAGTTTCCTCTATTATTTTTTCTATTGCGGCACCTGACCAAGCTATTGCGCCGTGTGGATGGTCTGAGCATGGCACGATTTCATCATCAACCATGTCCAGAACCTTACCACAATGAGCGCAATAGTGCTCCATATTAGTCTACCGTAGCTGTTAAAGCGCCAGCGGCAAACTGAGGCTGAATACCAGTTGAGATAGCTAACGAAGATGTCAACGCACCTTTAAGGAGCAGATTACCGTTACCTGACAAATCAGTTCCGATACCAAAATGAGTTACTGTTGACGAACCTCCAGTTGCCTGTGGGAACTGAACGAGTGCTGTATTTGATACGGTACTAACGCTTCTAGTCCAGCCGCCAGCAGTTCTAGCAACACCAACACGAGCATAACTAGTGTAAGCTGCCTCGTTAGTTGACTGGTTGCCAGCCTCTCCTGGGTCAGCAGTATGAAGTGAAATGTAGAAACTGCCAGCCGCAGCTGAGTTCTGCAATCCAGCAGCATCGCCAATGTTAGCCCAATCTGTGTTTAGAAAGAGCAAGTCAAGAAGTGCTGCTTCAGCAGCGTTAGTCATAGACATAATCTAATCCTTATCCTCATCAATGTTATCAATAGACAAAGTTGTGTTTCCAAGAGCATCAGTTCCAATCGTACCTAACTTCTTACTAGCTTTTGGAATGATATTATTTATTACTATTGGTTGTTGTTTTGCTGCGCTAGATTCAACCGCTGCGTTTGTAGTGTTTATACTTTCCATCCGCACTCTAAGTTGTTCTAAAGCGCTATCTGAAGCAAGTCTGCGCTCTTCCATAAGTTTTTCTGATTCAGATAATTTAATCCGCATGTTTTCAAGTTCGAGTTTTTGAATCTCAAGTATATGAGCCATTTGGCTAGTTTCTTGCTTAATAAGCGCCTTGTCTGCTTCTGTTTGAGCAGTAGATTGCACTTTAAGCATATCAACCTGAACGGCTTGTGCTTTAACTTGCACTTCTTGTTGATCAATAGCAAGTTTTTGCTGCTCCATGTACTCCTTAAACTGCTGCTCTTGAATACGAAGCTGAGACTCAAGTTGATCGCGCTGCATTTTAAGCTGTTGGTCTTGGTAAGCCAGTTGATTTTTAACTGACTTATCCTGCATTTCCATCTGAGCGGCTTGCACACGAGTTTGTGACTCTATTTGTGCTATTTGTAACCTACCTTGCATTTCAAGCATCTTAGGATCAGGCGGAGGCGGTTGCTTAGCCGCTTCTTCTTTCGCTTGAGCAATTTCGCCAATTTGTTGAAGGGCTTTGGTAAATATGCCATCGAGTTCTTTGCCTCCCTTGTAGCGCTTAATCATGTTCTGGAATAGCGATATGCTAAATCCGATAAGAGGCGGGTATTGCTCAATAAGCCCTCTCATTTGATCAAAGAAGCTACCAGCGGTTTGTATAAGTTGGCTTGCCTCTTGTGCTTGCTGCTGCTGGTCTAACGCTATCATTGAGTCTGTAGCGATCTGGATGCGGTAGCAACGCTTCTTATTATCACGAAAGATGTCAATAATCTGACGCTTAACGTCATCGATTTGCTGTAGCGGATCTGGCGGTAAGGGTGGCATCATTTCAGGCATCATACCTGGCTCACCTGGTGGCATACCCTCTTGCATTGGAGGCGCTGGTGGTGGTTGTGGAGTGAAGATTGTAGGCTCAATTAGAGCATCAGCATCACCAATCTCAAAGATTGTAGCTTCGTCAAACTGCTCTGCGATGATAGTGCCAAGGTTTGCTACAGCATCGGATACGAACTTAGCAAACATGTTTTGGCGCACAATTAAGCCAAGGGATGACCACTGGTTTTCAAGTCTATTTG